ATGGATTGTAATAACTCCTGAGAACTGGGAAGACCAATTAGCAATGATTGAAGAACAAGAAGGTGAGCTTGTTTTCTTAGCTATGACCATACCTGATTACGAAGTTATGGCATACAATATGCAAGAATTAAAGCGATATATCACTGAATTAAAAGATGTTGTGGTTTATTACAGAAAGGTAACAGTTGACAAACCTAAGTAAATATCTGATAGAATTAAAACTCCATAAATAAAAGGAGAACATTATGTTTGGATTTATAGGAGATTGGTTAGGGATTATTACAGGCGTTGTATGTATTGCATCAATTGTTTGTGCATTAACTCCGACACCAAAAGATGACAATATGATTAAAAAATTGTATTCAGTTGTAGAGTTACTTGCTCTCAACATTATGAAAGCAAAAGATAAGTAGTCATGTCTAATAGCGTTACACCATTCGTATACAATGCTTCATTGGATAGGGTAGTAGATGGAGATACCATAGATGTAGTGCTAGATTTAGGCTTTTCAGTAAAGCTACACAAACAAAGAGTGCGGTTAGCAGGTATAGATACTCCTGAATCACGCACAAGAAATTTAGAAGAAAAGGCATTAGGACTTAAAGCAAAAGACAGACTTATAGAACTATGCGTAGGATCATTTAAAGTACAATCACTTGGCAAAGGTAAATATGGCAGAATACTTGGGATTCCTTATACAGAAGATGGCAAAAGTATTTGTCAAATGCTTATTGATGAAGGACACGCAGTTGAGTACTGGGGTGGTAAAAAAACAGCAAAAGTCAGAGATGACGGAACATGGGGAGAATAATATGGAAATATCACAAGAGGGTATAAGTTTAATAAAGAAGTTTGAAGGTTGTAAACTTGAAAGCTATCAATGTGCAGCTGGTGTTTGGACAATCGGATATGGTTCAACACAAGGTGTATCAAATGGCATGGTTATAACACATGAAAGAGCAGAATCTTTATTAATGGAAGATATAGAAGTTTACGAAGAAGAAGTAAACAAGGCAGTACAAGTTGACATTGATCAATGTATGTTTGACGCATTAGTTTCATGGACTTTTAATTTAGGTGGTGCAAACCTTAATTCATCAACAATGCTTAAAGTTTTAAATAGTAAAGATTTTGACAATGTACCTGAACAGATTAAACGATGGAATAAAGCAGGTGGTAAAGTTAATGAAGGTCTTATCAGAAGAAGGGAAGCTGAATCTTTACTATTTCAAGGTCAAGACTGGAGTCATGTTTAACAGTAGATATGAACCTATGCTTTATTTTTTAGTTTTAATAACTGCAACACTTTTAATAATATAATGGCACTTAGCAAGACACAAACCAAAAGACTAGGTGGTATTTTAAACATTATGTTTGGTGATTCTATCCCAAGTGATCATCTAACTGATTTAATAACACATGGTTATATAGAATTAAATGGTAATGATTATAAGCTTACATCTAAAGGTTTAGATGAAAAGAATCGCCTATGTACTTTAGCAGGACTTAATATTATGTATAAGTCTGAAAAAGCTTAAAGAACATCTTTACAGTGTTGATTAATTAGTTTTTTACAAATCTCACCTGTCGTAACTTTTCTACCTGCTTCTGCAGAATAATAATTTCTTAATGCTGTTAAGTTTTGATTTGTTTTTGGATCAATTCTAAATTGCACTCCTTGTGTGTTCTCTTTCTTTTTGTTAAAACTGAGTTTATTCATTAGATTTTTCATATTCAATCTTGGCACAAAACAACTCATCTTGTTTTTCTTTTAACACGCTTTGAATATAATCTATGTATTTTTCTAAGTCTTTAATGTGATTTAGCTGTTCAATCTGTGACTTTTTATTCCACTGATTTATTGTTTCTGTTTCTTTTAGATAAGCTTTTGTTCTTTCTTCCCAGTATTGCTTTTCGTTAAATTTTTCTTTAATCATAATGTTTTTATTTCTCTCTAATGTAAATCATCATGATACATCTCACCAGTAATAGCTTTTCTGTATATATCTATAATATCTGAAAATATTTTTTTATTTTCATTCTTATCTAAATTGTTTAAAAGATAATTCATTCTGTTTTCATCTTTACTACTAACACCTTTATTTTTTTTGTAATAACGCAAACATTTTTTTATAAATTCAATATCTGCTTTGCTAAAATTTTTAATTCTCATAGTATCTGCTTATTAATTAACAAAATACATTTTCTTCTAATTGCTTATAACCCCACATCTTACGAAACATTATCTCAGCATCGTCTTGTGGTAGTTTAGGTTCTTTGTAGATTTCTCTTTCTACAGTATTTGCGTGATACCAACGATAAAAGTTATTGATGTAAGTATCTTTGTTGTTGTATACAAAATCTTCTAAATGCATATTTCACCCCTTTTTATTTAATATTAGCATTTTTTGTTCCATATAGAACATTTTGCTTAGCTTCCCTGTATTCATCTTCAGCAACTTGTTTGTTAAACTCTGCTCTTTCAAGTTTTTCTTCAGGTGTTAATGATTCAGGTTCGTTTTCCCATTTATCATGCATTTCTCTAAATAATCTACTCATATTAAGCACCTAATATCTGTATTGTTTCTTTTACCTTATGACCATCTTGTACAAGTTTTTTTTTCTTGTAATCAAAGTATCTTTGATCTGATGTTTTTAAGACTTTAAACCAAAATTTGCTTTTGGTTAGATATACATATAGTTCGTATCTCATTATGCACTCTCCTTTAAGTTAAACCATTGAACAACATAAAGTGTTTCTTTTTGTGCTGTGTAATCGTTATAACAAGTATCATATTCTTCAATGACAACACCCATTAAGCTACCGATAGTTCCTTCAGCACTTTTTATATTCCAACCATTTTGGACTAAAAGTTTGATAGCTTCGTCTATCCATATATAATTAGTAGCTTCTTCAGGTGTTTCTGCTTCTTCCCAAAAATCTCCATTTTCAACATGGCTATTGAAAAGTTTTACTGCTTCTAGTTGGTTTTTAGTTAGTTGTTTCATTTTATTTTCCTTCAATTTATTTAACATATAAGTATTATACCAATTTGTAATAATTATACAATACTTTTTGGAATATTTTTAATTTATTTTAAAAGGGTAAATCACTATCATCTTGATCCCATTCTGCTGATTTTTGTTCCCAAAGTTGCTTTGCATATTCTTGTGCTGCTGTTTCTTTAAATCCATAATGTTTTAAGAACTTAAACTCATTACCATACTTAGTATGAAGCTGTGCATGATGATACATACACAGTGGTATAACTTGGTCATCACCTGCTTTAAGACCCCACCCTCTTTTGCCATCACTAGGTTTTAATAGGTGATGAACTTGTATTGGTCCTTTGCAACTTAAAAAACCTGCTTTTGTAACAAAACAAGGTAAGGTTGAAACATATTTAAGATGTTCTTTATTAACAATTCTTTTAGACATTATATTTTTTTATAAAATAACCCATAAAGTTATAAGATTGCCATACTTTTGTAGTATCACCAATTTCACATAATTCATTATCTAATTCTTTTTGTGTTTTACAAAACATAGAAATACTTAATTGATTATCTTTATCTAATATTTCTTTATCTGTAAAATTTTTTCTTTTTTCTTGTATGTGCAATCTGTGTAAAAGTGTTTGTATTCTTGTGTCTGCTAAATATACCTTTTCAGAAAGCAAAATCACTCCACCTTTGTCTAAATATTCCTTTATAAGTTTTAAAACTCTTTTTCTTTTTGCATCTCCTAAAAATTGCAACATAAACATACAAACTAGGACAGATACATTTTTATTGATATATTCTTTTAACGCATCTTCAATATCTAAATTACTATAAATAAAACCATCTCTTCTATTTGTAAAATCTACAATGTCAAAACCAATGTAATTTGCATCATCAATTTTATCAAGATTATGTAAAAATCTACCTGTTGAACAACCAAGATCAAGTATGTAACTTTCAGGTTGTGCATACTCTTTTGTTATTGATTTAAAAATACTATCAAGTGTTTCAAAATTAGGAATTGATAATCTTATATGATTATCAAAATCATCAACATTACTAAAGTCAAATTTTTTCATATTTTTTATGTACTTTTTCTATTCTAGTTCCTAACCATTCCATAACATTTATTGACATTGATCTACCAACAGCTTCGTATCTTCTTGATGTTGGACAATCTTCTGCAGGTTTACCCTTATAAGGTATTTGTGTGTAGTTATCAGGAAAGCCTTGTAGTCTTTCGGCTTCAATATTTGTCAATTGTCTAAGTTCAGTTTTGACATCTTCATGTAATATTTTTGGCAGTAAATTAGAAGCTGTAATAGTTGGATAAGAATCTTTACTATCATATATTCTTTTTGCACTTTCAAAAACGCCTTCTTTAACTTCAAATTCAGTAATACTTTTGTCAAAATAATCTGTATCTATTTCTAATAATTCTTTTAACTCCTGCCATATTTCTGTTGAGGGTATTGCAAATGATTTATCAGTTCTAAACCAGTGTTCCACTTTAGTTTTTGGTGTATCAAGAGCATCTGCAATGTCTTTTGTCGTTAATAATAAATGATCTTTTTTTTCTCTTAAAAGATTTTGTAAACCGACTACATTTACATTATGTTTTCTTACTGTCACTTCTTTAATTTCATCGGCTACATGGATTAATCCTTCGTTACTTTCTTTTTTTACACCTTTATATTCTACTAGTACACATGGTTGTCTATTACCTCCTGTCATTGCAGTAAGCGTAGGACTAATTTCTTCTTTTTGTAATCTAGCAGTCTTATCAGGTGTATTTGTTTCAAATACTGTTACTGCAAATTTATCTGATGCTGTAAGAGTAAAACTAGAGCCATCATTTTTATATGGTTTACCATTACTTTTAGTATGACTTTGACGGATAATATATGGCTCTAAAGATTCTCTTTCAATGCTATCTCTAAATTCTTTGGTAGATCTTTTTTTCTTTCGTCTGCTTGGTCTAAAATCCTTTGACATCTCTTCTTCGTCAAATAATACTTCTGCTGGATATCGCCAGTCTCTAATATGTCCGACAACGAAGACACGCCTTCTTCTTTGTGGGATTGCTCTTGGATAGCGTTGTGTTCTGACATACTGAGTGTCCAAAACCCTGTAGGCGAACCCATACCCGAGTTCTGCCAATGCTCCGAGGAAGGTCGCAAAGTCTTCTCCTTTGTTAGATGACAAGACTCCAAAGACATTTTCCCAAATAACCCATGTGGGATTGATTCTTTTAACAAGCTTAATAAATTCAAGTGCGAGGTTTCCTCTGTCTTCATCAAGACCTTTGCGAAGTCCTGCAATTGAGAATGTAGCACAAGGGGTCCCTCCCACAAGGACATCTGTGTGTTCTCCAATATCTTCTTTTTTGATTTTTGTGAAGTCGCCATAATTTTTTACCTCAGGATAATGATATTTTAACACTTCTGCTCTAAAGTCTTCAATTTCAGCAAACCCCTGTGCTTTCCAACCTAAAGGGTCCCATGCAACAGTACAAGCTTCAATGCCACTACAAATTGACAAGTATTTCATTTTTAAAAAGGCAAACCATCATCTACTTCATCACTTGGAAAGTAAGACTCACTTGTTGATTCTTCTTTTTTCACTGAATCAGTCATACCTACACTGGTATATTTAACACCTTTATCAGACTCTTGACTCCAACCACCAAATTTAAATTGTTGATTGTCAATGGTTACAGTTCCACTTATATCAGGTGATTTAAAGTTCTTTTTACTTTCTGCATCATTGACATGAAGTAATCCTACAGATATAGATAACTCATATTTAGGCTCTTGATTTGGTATCTCAAACTTTATAATACTTGCGTATCTAATTTCATCATTGATCTTTATTTTACCTTTTCTAACTACCGACACTTTATCATCAGTAAATAAAGCACCAGTGTTGTTTTTCATTTCTTTTTTTTCGTACATTTTTTTCTCCTATATATTTTTTTCATTTATGTAAATTGTTACCAAACACGCAACAAGACAAATTATTGCAAACATCGTACTAGTCATTTTGTTTCTCTTATATTAAATTTATATTCATAACCTCTACTGTTATGTTTTCTTCTTTTACTAACTATCTCACCATATCTAGGTAATTTATAGGCTTTTCTACAGTAATCTTTTCTCATATTACGAATAGATGCAGATATGGTGGCTTCTCCAAAGAACTTATTAGTTTGCTCACTAATGATTCTTTGTATTTCATGGAACATAAGCCATCTATTGTTCATGTAAGCGTTTCTAAGGCAGAGAAACACACAGTCATCAACTGTGTATTTGCTCTTTGACTTCTTTTGAATGCACATTGGTACTTCCATTAGAATGAATCCTCGTCATTGTTTTGTACTGGTTGCTTCACAACTTTGGGTTTGTTTCTTTGCATAGCTTTTTCTGCATCATCATCTTCTTTTTTAGTAGCAACACCACAAGCCATAAGTAAAGAGTATCTTTTTGCATAAGAGTAGGCACTACCATAAGCCTGACTGTCTTGTTTAGTTGCAGGTATTGTTACCCTACCACTAGACAAAGTACCACCATGACCATAAAAGATTGTTTCTACACAAACACCTGAATCACAATCATGTGAGACTTGTTGTAACAATATGCCATTATCATTAAGTGGTTTTTTTACAGAATCTATAACCTCTTTTAAACTAGCGTAGTCGCTTTTAAAAAAAGGGTTATTAGCATCTTGTACTACATGGTCAATTTCTTGTTGTGCCTTGACCAAAGCATTTATCAATGTATCTGTTGATTTCATTTTATTCTCCATAGTTCTTTGGCAACTTTTTTATCGCTTTCCGACCACATAAATGTAGTCATGTTTGGATAAAACTGATCTACCAAAGAGTTAATATCATTATTTTGTAAAAGGTTCATCATTGCTGATGCGACCCTATACACCTCATTTATTCTCATGTCTATATCA